CCATATCTCTTAGGTTAGCAAGTTTGTATGCTAATTCTTCTACATCGTTTGCTACTGCCCATAAGCTCATTAGTGACTCCCATAATTTGTGTACACAGTAAGGCTATCTATCCGCATCTGCATCTCACGAATTTTAAGCTCTTGCGCCCTTAGCATTTCTGCGGCTTCTACTAACGCATAAATAGCATTACTAAACTGCAATGCGCTTTCTAACTCATCTGCTAATTCCATAGCAGTTTTGCCGATCTCTACTTCTCCAGCAAACGGAATAAACTCAATTGGCACTTGCTCCTCCTAATGCTTTTATGGCCTTCATGCTTAACAAGATTTTGTCTAAGTCGTTTTCTGCACGAATACCGATTAACTTTAATTTGTCCGATGTGTAGCAAGATCCGTCATCCCGATACAGGCTTCCGGTAACGCTGTCCATCATTAGTTTTCTATTGTTTGGGTCTGTGGCGATTTGGACTGGTGTAAGGATAATCTCGCCCTCGTTCAATATACCTCTAAGCAATGTGCGGTCTATAAGCCATTTTTTTCGTAGGTCTTTGCCTGCCCAAGAAGGAAAGCAAAATGTAGCTTGAGCGCATAAACCATCTGTAGATACTCGTATTCTTTTCATAAATTAAATACTAATCTACAAATCTACATTCGTGCAAGAACTATTTGTGTATAGCCAATGTATACACATTTCCTGATCGGGAAGAATGTAAGAAAAAGTAAGCTGATGTAAGGGAAAGTGCGTGATCGGGAAATGTATCTAATGAGATACAGTCTTTAATACTATAAGTCTTATATAAGATACATCTGCTCTTTCGGTGAACGAACCTAGCCTACCTAGATTCGCCTTCATCTGCTCCATCGGAGTTACAGAACCCGTCAGTCTTGCAAGGCACAGGCACTAACTTCGCCACCTGTATTGCGCTGTTTCAGCCTCTTACCCTTCTAGTAACGCTTTACTGCTCCTATGCCGCTACGATGTCGTTAGAGCCGCCAGCATAGGAAATGGTATCTTACCTCAGAACTCAAACTCTTTGCAAGCGTATCTTCCATTGGGCTGCTTAAACCAGCCGATCACCAATATGCGCCACTTGGACTTGATAAGCTCTGGCAAGTATTCCGACTCGCTGATCTTCTTAACCCTACTGCTCATATTGGATTTGCTAGTAATCTGTACGCCTACGGTTTCCCCGTTCCCTACAGCCAATATATCGAATATATGGAACAGGTCTTTTTTGCGCCTGGTGAACGCATTGTAGGACTCGACAACATCACACTTATAGCCCCTAGACTCCAGCAAAGCCACAGTACGGCTGTTTTGGCTATTAGCCAAGGTCTTGCTCGGTAATGCGGCCTTCCGAGGCTTCTACGATCTTTTGATGCCATTTAGCCGGTATGCCATTACGCATCTTCCAGGCATAGGCCGTTACATACTTAACCCCTAAGATTTGGCATAGATTCTTGATTGAGCCAAATTCAGCCATTAGTTTTTCAAAAGCAGTCATGGTTTCTCCTATGTAGAGTTTTATTCTACACCCATACAAAAATGCGACATAGTGCAAAAAAGCAACAAAATCAAAATATTTCTACATTTCTTGTAAAAACTCTACATTTGTAGATTAAGATCTATCCATGCAGTAAATTTTATTAACACTCGTGAAGGAGTAACAAAATGGAATACACAACTAAACAAGGCAACAAAATTAGCAGATCTACATTTGTTCTTACACAGGCTGAGTTGGTCTTAGCAACAAAAGAGCCAGTATCAGAAGAAATGGTTTTAGCAATTTGCGATTTGTTTACAACCTTTGATGTAGCGCAAATTAAGAAAGCAGTAGAGTTAGCGTAACCAACCCCTCCCCTTCGGGGGAGGCATTAACCACTCGTGAAGGAGTATGAAATGAAAGACATTATTTTAGGCGGCATCTTTGGGGCAGTAATTGTATTCTTTGCTGCAATGGTTTACGGCTTTCGTGTAGGTGCGCTATGAACAACAACAACTACTACGAGCCAGAAGATGACAACTACTCAATCGAGTTGCAAGAGCGTGTCTACGATACTGTTAAGAACGATCCTGAGTACGACCCATCCGATATATTTAAGTGGGGCGAGGCTCTACAGCAAAAGTGTAATGATGCCGAACTACAGGCTTTCTTGCGTGATTGCATCGAAAAGAAAGACTGGGAAAAGTTAGGCAGGAAGTTATACTACCTGTCCTTTGAGTACCAAGAAGGTGTAGCAGAATACTATTTAACCAAGTGAAGGGGAAAACCGTGAGTAAATATAAAGAACTTCGTGGGATTGATGTAACAGACCACATCGAGCGTAAAAACTCGTTGTCTTATTTATCCTGGGCATGGGCCGTAGATACATTGTTATTGCATGACGAAAAAGCAACATGGTCGTATAGTCCGCCTGCACAGTTTGGTGAAACGCTAATGGTGTTTTGTACGGTAACGGCTTTTGGCAAGTCTATGACCGCCCAGCTACCAGTAATGGATTACCGCAATAAGGCCATACCTAACCCAGACTCGTTTGCAGTAAATACAGCTATGCAGCGTTGTTTGGCTAAAGCTATTGCCTTGCATGGAATTGGCTTGTATATCTATGCCGGTGAAGATTTGCCGCCCGATGAAGTGCAGGCAGACTACCCAGTAGACTTCTACATTGGTGCGCTACAGGCAACAGAAAGCCCTGCTGAACTCCGAACAGCCTACGCTCAATCTTACCCTAAATTCAGCAAAAATAAGGCAGATCAGGCTAAATTAGTAACCGCTTACGAAAAAATGAAGGCGCAACTAAATGAAACTAGCAAATCAGCAGCCGGATAATGTATGTTCAGAGTGCGGAAAAAAATGGGGGACACACAGACCAAAAGACCACCAGTACAGAATATGGGTGGACAAGTGCGATGTGTGTTCCGATACCAGAGCCGTATGCGATGCTTCAGAATATGGATATTTAAAGGAAGGGTGGGATGGTGGAAAGGAAATTCTGTACTAGTTGCCAGGTGGAAAGACCAGCTAGTGATTTTAAACTGGTAAAGACTGGGCCTGTTAATCGGTGGAGATGCGGAGTGTGTTTAAACAGAGCAGCAGAACAAAAATATAAAGGCAAAAAAAATGGAAAATAATTATATTTATAGCAAAGCTGGAACAGACATTACATTGCGTTGGAGGAAGATGTACGGATATACGCCAGCAAGTGAGCAGGCCCAGTACATTAAGAAGTGGGCTGACTTTCGGGAGATGTGCGCTAAAACGCTAGACGATGTAGAGCCAGCGTTTAGCAAGGAAGTGGTTAATTTAAGGTTTAAGCGAAAATGATAAATAAACATTGCCTAGAGGCGTTTAACAAGTTAGAACAATCTCTCTACCATCCGCAGGAATATTTTGCGCTGGGTTGGAACGCTGCGATAGATGCTATGTCTGCTGAGTTTGCTAAAAAATGGGAGTTGGATGAGATCTCTGATGTACCATTTATAACCCAGCCAATTAACGAATCATTGGAAGATAAAGAATGAGCCGAGATTATTCAGAAGTATATTTAGATATTGTCAGAACCCTTAGAAGTTTCTATAACCACGAAATAAAAGGCAACGCAGAGGCAGCGCATAAGGCAGCAGTACGGACTAATGAATTGGCAAAAGAGTTGCTGGAGGCGGTCAAGTGATTGAGCAAGGGACGCCAGAATGGTTGGCAATGCGCCTAGGCAAGGTAACCGCCAGTCGGATTACGGATGTGCTTGCTAAGGGTAAGTCGGGCGAGGCAGCCACTAGGGAAGATTACCGCACAGAATTGGTAGTACAAAGGCTTACAAACGAGCCAGGAGAGTCGTTTACCAATGCGGCAATGGAATGGGGTACGCAGACAGAACCAATGGCTAGAATCGCTTATGAGGCGCAGGCCAATGTATTTGTAGAACAGGTTGCGTTTGTAGATCATCCTACGATAGAATGGTTTGGATGTAGCCCAGACGGACTAGTTGGTCAAACTGGTTTACTTGAGATCAAATGCCCAGCTAGTAAAACGCATATTAAGTATTTATTGGGTGGCAAACCGCCTGCAAAGTATGTGCCGCAGATGCAATGCCAGATGGCAGTAACGGGCCGAGAGTGGTGTGATTTTGTAAGCTACGATCCACGCTTGCCGGAAGATTTGCAGTTGTTTGTAGTGCGCCTTGAGAGAGATGAGGAATACATTAAGGCGATGGAAGCAGAAGTAGAAAAATTCCTCGGTGAAGTGAGTGAGATGTATTCTAAATTAAAGGAAATAAATAATGGCTTATGAACCAAAAGAAGGTAGCGGATCGCTATTTAAGAATGACCGCAAAGAGAAACCGACCCATCCTGATTACGCTGGAACAATCATGGTCAATGGCAAAGAGCATTGGCTAAGTGGCTGGATCAAAGAAGGTAAGAATGGCAAGTTCTTTAGCATTGCGATTGGCAAGGAGAAGGAGCGCAGCAACTTTAAGGCCAAGGGCGATGACGAAATGCCTAAGCCTTCAATTGATTTAAATGATGTGCCATTCTGAGGAGAATGATATGAAAAAGATAGCTATTGGATTGGTAACATATATGTTACTAATGGGCGTAGGATATGCCTGCCAAACACAGACAATTATTGTCAATGGCAAGATGACTACTTGTACGGTCTGTGGCAACATTGTGACTTGCTTCTGATATGCAACAACAAGTTACCGACCTGGTATTAAAGTTTCTAAGGCAAGGCTTTACGATTGAGCAGATAGAGGAGGTGTTTGTAACGGAGCTAGAAACAATCCGTAAAACAGCGCCAATGCTAAAGGCCCAAAAAGAAGCTGCTTTAGCCCCATAAACCCCACAAGAGATAGGCTGCATCCTTCACAAGTTTTTTGCTAGTTCACTTCCTATCAAACTAGCGCCCATGACCACTAAAGAATTTAACCAGGCACTCCATGACCAATACGATCCACCGGCGAGGGATGCAGTAACGAAATGGGTAAAGGTAAAGTGGGGATTGGAGTGTAGGGAAAACCCTAATGTGTATGGAGTAGATTTGCTCGTATATAGAGCAGATAAGTTAGTTGGTTATATTGAAGTAGAAGTTCGAAGCTGGGATTACTGCCACTATCCCACCATTCATTGTGCGCTGCGTAAAGAGAAGCTATTTCAGCAAGATCTCCCTGTGCTATTTTTTGCACTAACTCACGACTTAATCCATGCGTATTGGGCGAAAGCTGAGTTGATTGAAGGCTGTCCATTGATAGAGGTCAAGAATACAGAAGTTCCTGCTGGCGAGTTGTTTTTTGATGTCCCAGTCAAGCATTTTAAGTATGTTGATCTTACACAGCCTTTTTAGCCGTTCTTTGCCATATCTAGGGCTTCTAGGCGTTCTTTATCTGTGCGGCTTAGCCAACCCCTACCAAATACAGGAAATAGCTTTAAGCCCTTGTAGTACGCTGTACGAGCTTCTGAAAACTTATCTATCAATGTTTCTACATTAGCCTCGTTTATCTTAGCCATTGTGTTTGGGCCAATAACGCCATCTGCCACTACACCGATTGCATCTTGAAGTAACTTAACGCTACGACCAGCGCCAGCGTTTACCGCCATAGAAAATACTAATAGATCCAAGCCTCTTGGTAGTTTCTCGCAATAGCTAGTGCGCCAGTACCGCATTTCGTACATAGGAGCTACGATCTCTGGAGTAAGCTCTCGCATATCCTTTTCGCTAACTGGATGGCCTACCCATTCTTGCCAGACCTTCTTGGTAACGCCTAAGTTGGTCATGCCGCCTGGGTCAAGTTTGTGGTTTACAAAGCCGCCCTCATGCTTTAAAACTAGATCTAAACAATCTCTAAAGTTCTTTGTCATTTTTTAAGGTTAGCCATAATCCGAGTGCCAAACAGAAAGCCAAAAGCAATGTTGGCGGCTTCTATGCCAATGCGTTGAATCTCTGGCGCTACCGGCAAAAACAATGTGCCTATGCCGACAACGATTACAAACAATGCCCCAAGATAGCGGCTAGATGCCCTTAGATCAACTACCCATTGGCTAGGTGATCCGTAAGGGTTATCTAATGCGGCAAGGGCTTGTAGCTTGTTTATTTCGTTGTTGTCCATCTTGATCTGTTCGTCTACAGAAATAGGTTTAACCCCACCTGTAAACATACCGATCAGGCTTTTAATCCCATCTATGCCGACTGGGACTAATGCGCCAATGATTGTTTCTAGTATCATTTTTTAAAGAACAGTTCAGTTATATAGCTGATGAAAGCACCAGCAACAGAAGCTACTCCCATCAACGCCCACAAAGACCCTTTAGAGCGCTCTGCCATAGCCACTAAATGTTTAATGTCGGTGTCCATAGCATCTACTTTACGCTCTAAGTTTTCTACGGAATTAACTAGCTTACCGTATTCTATTGGGTCAATGTCGGCCATAATTTACTCGTCTATAGTTTCTGGTTTTTTAGTTAGAGCTTCCTCTAACAGTTTAACAAAAGCCTGTTTTCCAACATTTAGCTGGTCAAGGTTAAATTGTGAACTACCAATTTTTCTATCTAGGTCAAGGCAATGGTTTACCAAAACTTGTTGCTCTGGTGTCATGTCCTCAAAAATATAATCTACATCGTTTACTGTGATTGGGGTTTGTTTATCTTTTCCCATATCGTTCTCCAAGTTGTGGTTAAAAACTTACCAAGGCAATCCAGACTCGCTTATTGGATTCTTTTGAGCCTCAATCTGTGCTGCCAATGCTTCTTCTACAGTCTCTTGACCGAGTGAGTCTTTTACCCAGCCAACAACTTCAGCTTCAGTTAATTGGCTATAAGGAGTAAAAGCACCTTCTTCTGTATAGCCTACTGTGCCATAAGTAGAGGCTGTAAATTCACCATCAACAGCGTTTACTGTGTAATGTACTGTGACTACAAAGCCATCAGAAGTAAGTCTGTCCATCTGTACTACATTCCATTGGCAGTTCATTTAATTCTCCTTTTAGCAAGCCATTAGTACACAAGGCACACAGTATGAACCGTCTGCATATGTGCAAGTTACATAGTTTGAAGTTACTTTAGCGATTGTCTTAGAACGAACAATATCATCGCCTTGTGGTTTAGCAGTACCGTCACCAGCCGACACGAGCAAGTCACCTTTCTGTACTACAACGCCATCAGCAATACGAATAATCATATCGCCTGTCATAGCAATATTCATATCGTCAGAGTTGTAATCTTCGTCTTTAGTCCAGTTTACAAACACACCAGCAACATTAGTATCGCCTTCAACATCGGATACTTTCATCTTATTTAGCTGTTCATTTGCAGCAACTACACCGTCTTTTTCCCATACGCACATTTCATCTAAGTTAGACAATACTGTACCTTTTAGGATTGTTTCGTCTTTAAAGCCATCAGGCAGTTGCGACCAACGAGCCAAGTGACCACCGTTGTATGAAGTGGTTGTTCCAGAAATACTAATAGTGCCTTCTGCTGTTCCAGCACTACTAAAAGAAACGATTGTTCCATCTACATTGCGGTTAAAAAATGCTGGTGCTGAAGCAGAAGAAGCAAACATTTGCCCATCTGCACCCAACTCAATACCTACCGTTGTATTGCCACTTCCTGGGCTTGTTGTTGTAGTCCCCACCAACAATTCACCAGCATCAGTAATACGCATCCGTTCTGAGCTGTTGGTTCTAAATACCATATCGGCATTAGCTTGGTTACTTAGATAAGCAATGTTATCTGAAGCAGTAGCAAAACCTTGACCAACTCTAAAATCGTTAGTAGTTGCGGCATTTGCATAAAACTGAAGCTGCGCACCAGAACCTGATGAACCTTGAGCAACCATTTGAGGAGATGAACCTGTAACAACAAGTTTTCCTAATGTGGGACTACTAGTACCAATTCCAACATTACCACTAGAGTCAATACGCATCCGTTCTGTGTTAGTACCATTTAAAACGGTAGAAAAAGTCATTGCTGCATCTTGATTAGCAGAAGAAGAATAATCTGCTTCTGAACGCATTTGAATAGCACCTGAATCAACAGCAGTACCGCCAGTTCCTAATTGAAACAAAACCCCAATACCTTGATTTGAACCGCTTACACCTGTGTTTCTAATTGTCAGTCCATTACTAATAAAACTATTATCGTCAAATCTAGCTACTGGCTGGGCATTGGCATCTGTATAAAATGCTCTGTTAGCTGAAGCACCAACAACTGCAAATTTACCATAGGTAGAAGGGCTAGTAGTATTAATCCCGACATTCCCTGACGAATCAATCCTCATACTCTCAACACCACCTTCTGTAAAGGCAATAGTGTCGGCTGCTGGGAAGAATATACCTGTGTTGGTATCGCCTGTAGTAGT